TTCGAAGAATATCAAGAGTATCGCGCTGGAAACTATAAGCCAAAACTTCGCGGAACTCCGATGCCTGATTACAATGTATCAGATCATCGTAAGAAGTACCCATCTCAGAACGAGATCGGTGTACACTACACAAAAAATTCCTCTTACGAGAAAGAAAAGCTTGCCGTCAGCGGCAATTATATCATCGGCCAAGCCTATAACAAAGGCGGACTTGTTGTCCTTTCCAAGTCTGAAGCGGCCGATCCGGCAACTGGTAAGAGGCGCGGTTGAGCTTTTTGTTCCTCCTCTCATCGTTGCCGTTCTTGGCGATCTTGGGCTTCTTCCTGTGGGTAGGGTTCAAGGTCGCCAAGCATTTTTTTAAATTCGCTCTTTATGGATTTCTTTTTATTATTTTAATCCTCCTCGCTTTAGGGGGTGTACAAAATTGAATTTTTGTAGTAAGGTGAACCTATGATTGACCATGCACCGACTTATTCCGCTTTTCGTACACCGCTTGCAATGGCTGGTATCGATTTTTACGACCATCATTTAGTTGGTCTGACATGGCCATATATAAACTGTAAAGGCAAACAGTATCACGTCACGATGCTCGATCAAGGTTGGGTGTGTGACTGTCCTGGTTTCAACTTTTACAATAAATGTAAACACATCACACAAGTACATGAAAAGGTGACAGCAGAATGATTATTCAAAACGCGGTAACATGTTTAGGTTGTGGAGACTTCATCGTCTCGAAGCATCGCCACGATTTTGTAGAATGCACCTGCGGTGCGATCGCTGTCGATGGTGGCCAAGATTATTTGCGGCGTATAGGTGACTTTACAAATGCCACTGACCATTCATGGTCTTTAGATAGCGACTTATATTTTGGTTGCGCAAAAGCCGTCACCGATGCGCTTGACACAGGAAGAAACAATATCGGTGTTGCCAATGCTGTATTGCGTAAGCTTCGTGAAGCAGGTCGTATCGTTGCCGAACACGAACAACGTATCTTTGCCGAGAACAAGAACCTCAATGAGATCATGGTCGAAGAAGCTGACGGAAGTGTAAACCGTTATAAGAAGGTCATTGATAATGACTGAGAAACAATGGAAACGACTCCCGCTACCTACCGAGACACCGCTGGTTCCATATAAACGATATCGAGGCAGTAAGGTAACATGGTCTAGTGGTAGGACTTCCTACTTCTGGGTAGAATATCATTTTTGAAGGAAATATATTATGAAAAAAATTCTTGAACTGAGTGTAGTATAGATGGGGAGCATGAATAATGAGTAAGATTTCTGTAGAACTTGAGTGGGAAGCTATCGATCATATCGTTGTGAGCCAGCTTCGTGACACGTGGGAACGCCTAAAGTTAGACATCGGCGCTAATAACCACGTATTTGTATGGGGTGATCAGGAAGCTGATGATGCCGAGATCCAAAAGCATATCGATGCTCTCGAGGTTGTGTTGAAGTGGTATTCGACGCCTGATCAATTGATAGAAATGGGATTGAAAGACGATGCCTAAGTATCTTGTAGAGACTATCTCTATGTTTCGCATTCGTTATGTTGTCGAGTGTAAGAGTGCAGAGGATGCCAAAGATACAGTCACAATAAACGAGGTAGATGAGTTTTCTCAGTTGCATATTGATGAGATGATTACGTCTACTCGTGAAATCGATGACGCAGAATATCTTCGGTTGTTTGATGAGGACAACGACTATCTCAGATCATGGTCAGAAGGTCAGAAATTTAAGTATGTGCATGAAGTGGACTATGATAAGCCAGAACAAGACATGAAAGAACTCGATCCTGATTTGCGTGAATGGGAATACGATGGATGCGGAGTCAAAGTCTGGAAAGGCACAATGCAACGTTACGAGGTAGAAAATAATGGAACAGAATAAAGTATATACAATTAAGCTGATGTCAGGCGAAGAGCTCATCGCTCGTGTCAAGCAAGAAGGCGGAGTTACTGAACTGCTTAAGCCTCGTACTGTAGGTATGGGACCTCAAGGTTTTGCTATGATGCCATGGATGATGTCGGCTCCTGATAATAACGTTGTCATCTCTGACACCGTCATTGTTGGTGCGACTGAAACAAGTACACAGGTTGCTACACAATATCTGAAACAAGTGACAGGAATTCAAGTATGAGTATGTTACTCGCATGCCTTATCATCGGCGATTCGATCGGCGTTGGCACGAAGATGTTTGCTCCAAAAGAGTGTGTATCTTATTCGAAAGGCGGTTGGAACACATGGCAATGGAATCGTAAGTGGGGTAATACTCCACTCGAAGCCAAGAAGGTTGTGATCAGTCTTGGTACGAACGACCATAAAGGCGTAAATACCTATAAGGAACTGTCAAAGATTCGTTATCGAATCAAGTCGACGACTGTAGTTTGGATTATGCCTCCATGTAATAAAGGTTTCTGTAAGTCCGGGGTTAATGCCTCGGTCAAAGAAATTGCAAACAAATACGGGGACAAGATCATTTCTACCTCGTATGTTCAACCTGATAATATCCACCCATCCTGGCGTGGTTACAAGGACTTGGTAAAGAAAGCCGGAATATGAATGTATTTGTACTAGATACTGATCCTGTCAAGGCTGCGCAATTGCAGTGTGACAAGCATGTGGTGAAGATGATTGTCGAGAGTGCTCAGATGCTCTCGACAGTCCATCGCATGCTTGACGGCGAGCAGTGTCGTATACCTTCAAAGTCTGGTAAGACGATGTCGAAGGCATGGACTCTTCCTGACGAACGAGAAAATACGTTTTATCGGGCTGTGCACATGCATCATCCTTGCACCATATGGACTGCACAAAGTAATAACAACTACACTTGGCATTGGGTGCACTTCGCTGCACTCTGTGACGAATACACATATCGTTATGGTAAGGTCCATAGCACAGATACATTGTTAAGAGAAGCACTCAAGCAGTTGCCGCGTAACATTCCAATTGGTTACAAGACTCAGTTTCCATTGGCAATGAAGGCTTTTCCCGAGTGTATCGACTATCGCGATATCGTAGGATCTTATCGCAAGTTCTATCAGACAAAGCAAGAACGCTTTAAGATGGCTTGGACAAAGCGACCAGTGCCTGAATGGTTTTGTATAAATAAACTTGTAGCTTAATTATCGTCCGATAAGGGGATTCTATTATGTCAGTCGACAAGTATGTAAAGTTTATTTCAGAACAACAAAAGTCAATGGTGAATGCCGGTTTGGCAGAAGATACCCAGAATCCAAAACTTAATACAGAAGAAGTTGAGAGCCTGGATGAAGTTGCTGCTATTATGAAACATTTTCATGGCGAAGGTGACACACACGGAGACGGTTCTGGGCAATCGGCGATGAATGATCATGAAAAAATTATGGACCATTTGGATAAAACACTTGGGCCGAAACACCCGGTTTATAAAAAAATAGCATCTTCGCTAAAAAGAGCTCAAAGACACCACGATACTGCTGATGATCATCCTTATGAAGATAAATTTTATAGACATAAAGAATATGCAGCTGGTCATGAAGATGCCGCAAAAGAAGCATATGCTGATCACTTGCAAGCTTCGAAAAAGTCTCAAAACGAAAATGTAGAACTTAATACAGAAGAATTCGACGATATTGTTGAAGCCGTAATCGATGTTTTTATTGAAGAAATCGAAGATCTACAAGAACTTTCTCCAGAATTAAAGTCTAAGTATCTTCATAAAGCTGTAGCAAATATACAAAGACGCGGTATTAGATCTGGCCGTACTGGCGAGAAAGATCCTAAAATTGCAAAGCGGGTTGCTGGTGTTGGTAAAGCCGGCGGCCGTGAAGATCAAGCAAAAGATACAGCAAAATATGCAAAACAATATGGGCGCCAGGCTAGCAAAGATATGCCAAACAGCGATGGTGCATGGGACAGACAATATCAAAAAAGAGATCTAACTCATACTTATATGAGAGCTTCTTCTAGAGCCGCTAAGAAACCGGATACTAATCCAAAAGATTAATTTTTTGTTATAATTTTTAAAAAACCGGCCCGGTAGCAATACTTGGGCCGGTTTTCTTTTGTTTGATAAATAAACAAAAGGAGTTTTTATGAGTGCAGCATCAGACAAATATGAAAAAGACGTGGCCGAATATATTCATAATTCATCGCCAAAGTCTTTAAAAGCTTCTCGGCCTAAAGTTTCTACTTCTTATCCAGATGTTTTAGTGGAGTATGGTAGCTATAAAGGAACTGAAAGAGGAATATATATTGAAGTAAAGATGAATCATACTGATAATATGATGAATCCGCGTTTTCAATACACAAATGGAAAATGGGAAGTCATTCCATCATACATGTCAGATGCTACAGTTAAATTAGCAGAAATTTTTAATGAATCTAAAGAAGCGCAAGATTGGATAAAAGGACTTAAAAAATATCTCATTGAAAAAGATTGGCCGGGAGATATCAATAAGATGTCGCTTCATTCTACTACTACGGCTAGAAATACAAATAATAATTCTGTTCCGCTCGCCACCATGAAAGGCTATCTTAGATCCCTTCCTACTAAGAATGTGTGTAAGGTTCCAAATGTTGATGTAGGGAATTTAGCCACGCTTCATTATCTCAAGGGTAAAGCAGCAGTTGCATATTATTTGTCTTCTGGAGACGACTTTTATCAATTTGGGAAAAAAAATCCACTTAAGATACCAAATGTTCCAGAATTTGAATCAGCAGCAGGAACAAATCAAATTGTTCTAAGAATCGGTGATAGATCATCTAACTTTGAAATTCAAGCTGAAGTAAAAGTTAAAACGCTAGCTAAGAGCATATATAGTGTCAAACCCGGATCGACAAAACAAAATCCTTTTAAACTTATAAAATAAAGCATGTACATTTTATCAAAACTATGGTAGAGTAAACTATGATAAAGAAAAGATTCAAAGAGTTTATTGGTTCAGGTACGCTTACGATATTCGATATTGATGAGACGCTCTTCCATACGTATGCCAAAGTTGCTGTTGTGAAAGATGGCAAGACAGTTCGTATGCTCGATAACCAGGAATTCAACACCTACAAACGGAAGAAGGGTGAAACCTACGACTTTGGTGAGTTTGCAAATGCTGAGGTATTCCGCAAGTCATCGAAGCCAATCGGTCGTATGGTTGCCAAAACGAAAGCGATTTTTGCTAACTCGAAGAAGAATCCACATAGCCGAGTGATTATCTGTACAGCTCGAGCTGACTTCGATAACAAGGATATCTTCCTTCAAACGTTCAGAGATCATGGTCTCCCTATCGATAATATTCATGTCGAACGAGCTGGCAACCTGAAGATCGACTCTTCGGCAGAAGCCAAGAAGATCATCTTTCGAAAGTACATAAATACAAAGAACTACGTAAAGCTTCGGTTGTTTGATGATGCTCCTAGTAATCTTCATGCATTCCTTTCATTAAAAAATGAATTTCCGGATATTACATTCGAAGCATATTTTGTAAATCCTGATGGATCGGTAAAGACAGTACGATGACAAGTTTTAGAAATTTCCTTGCAGAAGAGTTAGACGAAAGCAAACTCAAGCATCTTGAGCATGCCGAAGATCACGTGATCAATGCTGGTCATGAAGGCTTTTCTCATGCCTATCACAATCTAAAAGATGTACATGACAAGTTGACTGGTAAGAAGAACGATACCAAAGTGACCATGAAGTATGATGGTTCTCCTTCTGTGGTATTTGGTCGTCATCCTCAAACCGGTCGATTCTTTGTCGCATCAAAGTCTGCTTTTAATAAGAATCCAAAGATCAACTATACCGAAGCAGACATTCAAAAGAATCACGGCCATGCTCCAGGTTTGGTAGAAAAACTCAAAGCAGCTTTACAACATCTTCCGAAGGTCACGCCGAAGAAGGGTGTTTTCCAAGGTGATATTATGCATACGCCTAATGATGTACATGACTCTGACGGGAAAGTGCACTTCACTCCAAATACCATTACATATTCTGCTGCAAAGGCATCGGCACAAGGTAAAGCCGCTCTTAACTCGAAAATTGGTGTTGCTGTTCATACCAAGTATAATGGCAGCAACCTCGAAGACATGCAAGCTGAGCATGGAGCCGAACTCGGTGATTTTGGATTGCACAAAGATGTGCATTTGATTTCTACTGCGCATCGTCTTGATAATATCAAGTATACTCCTCAGAATCGCGAAAGATTTGCAAAAGCGATGGCTGCGGCTGCTGCAGCGAATAAGAAAACAAAGCCTGAAACATATGAAGCCATTAAAGGTCATGAGATTCCGCTCAAGACTTATATCAATCATACTGTTCGTACTGGCACGAAACCAAATGTCGAAGGCTTTATGAATCACTATATGAAGTCGCATCAGAAGAAAGTTGACAGTGTAAAAACTGACAAATCAAAAGCTTCGAAAACTGCTGAGATGGAAACTGCAATTGGGCATGTTCAACGTAATCGTGCGCACTTTGAAAATATATTGAATCAACATAAGGCATTGCAGAAAGCCAAGAATGTATTAACGAATACACTTTCGAGTAATTCAGAATTTGATCATAGCATCAATGGAAAGAAAGCAAAGCCTGAAGGATTTGTGGTAGTCAGACATAATCGTCCTACTAAGTTTGTTGATCGTGCTGAGTTCTCGGCAGCTAACTTCAATAGAGGTAAACCAGCATGAAGTCAATCCATATTACACAAGGAAGATTCAATCCTGTTCATGCTGGGCATGCCATGGTTGTAAAGCATGTAATGGATTCGGCCAAGAAAGAAGGTGCAGATCATAAGATCTTAACAACTGGATCTCATGATGCCAAGAAGAATCCTCTGACTCCTGAACAGAAAGTGAAACACCTTTCTCGTGCTGTCAAAGGTGCGAAGGTTGAAGCGATGAGTAAAGATCATCCCACTCTTCTGCATCAAATGACAAAGCTACATAAGGCTGGTTATACACATGTGACAATGCATGTCGGATCTGATCGTGTAAATGAATTCCATAAGTTATTGCATCAGTATAATGGCAAAGATCTGAAACACGGGCACTATAACTTTAAGAGCATTAAAGTAAAATCAGTCGGCGGTGAGCGTAAAGAAGGTGGAGGTGGAATTGAATCCGCTTCTGGTACTACTATGCGTAAGCATGCTTCTTCTGGTGATAAAGAATCATTTCATAAAATGGCTCCATCTGGTATGAGTAAAGCACATAAAGATGAACTGTATCATGATGTCCGTAAAGGTATGGGCACAAACGAAGCATTCATTATTCGATTTAAAAACTGGATTAGTTGACTCGTTAAAGTTTCCTTGTTATAAATAGGTTTGCGGTTAGGCTACGGCAATCCCGTTTGTGTAACAGATAAGCCTAAGGGAAACTCTGA